CAATCAGAATCATGGATGATATGGTGCCGAGAATCTTTACGATTTCTAGCACGCTTTTTATCCCGTGAAATTATTGTTGTGATTAGCGCCATGTAAAGCACCGAGCAGGCTACATTATAAATCAATGGGGGCTCGTACAGATACCACATGACAAATCCGCCAATCTGAACCGGAATAAACAAGGCGCTGATGGCTTGAACTGTACGAAGTTGGCGTGATACCGGAGATTGCAGGTGGATTATGAGCACGAATAGCGCGTTAATTATAGCCACGGAAAGATAATACCCATAAGCATCGAGCCATCCAGCATAATCAATGGCCGACTGAGCGCAATAGGTGGCAACCAATCCGGCCACCACCCACCAGCGAGTGGCTACAGCGGCAACAAGAGTCACAACCATCAGCCAATCGTTGATGCTCATTTTTGGCGAACCTTGCCGTTACCGCCGCCATTCTGCACCTTGGCAAGTTCCTCCTCTCGCTTCTGGAATGCCTGTTGCGCTTCCTCTTGCATCTTCTGACGTTGCTTACCGTTGCCGCCGCCGTTTACTTTGATGGTCATGGTTGATGCCTTTTTGGTTGATGATGGTGAATTTTAACACAGGTTGTGGTAATGTTTATTGGCGGCTAGGGCATGCAACCCGAACGCGCGTAACTCAGGACGCGTTGCCGCAACCACATCATCCTGAGATGCCCACTGAGGGGTAAAGTATGAAAAAAGTAAACCTATCTAATTTCATTAGGGAAAACCATCCGGCCAGCGCTAAATCAATGTCGCAGCGAAGTTTGGTTTTTGGATTCGGCATTAACGACTCTGATTACACCACAAGGCCTTTAATTGACAGCGCCACTGTTAGATGTCCGGCATACTCTTGTTGGTCAAACATGCTTACAAGGTGCCTATGTGAGAAGTACAAGAAAAACCAACCAACGTATCGAGATGCATTGGTGTGTGATGAGTGGAGATCGTTTATGGCATTCAGATCGTGGTGGATTGAAAACCATACTGACGGATGGGAGCTTGATAAGGATCTTTTAATTGTAGGAAATAAGGTGTACTCACCATCAACATGCATTTTCGTTCCATGCTGGATTAACACTCTCACTGTTGATTGCAGGTCTGCAAGGGGAGACCACCCGATAGGTGCTTATTTTTGCAAGGACAAGAATAAATTTTCTGCAAAATGCAGACACCCAATTAGCGGAAAGGTTGAGTTCTTAGGTTATTTTTATGATGCAAGCAGCGCCAGTGCCGCATGGAGATCAAGAAAGCTGAAAATAGCTGACTCTCTAGCCAAAGACATGAATGAAATCCATGAATTGATATATCCAAATACCATATCAATAATCAAGTCAGCAATTTAAGGCCCGCTAGGGCCTTAATTATTTCTCTCGCTCCACCTAGTCTCCTGATCCTTCATTTTTTTTATTACAGCCTTGGCATATGCATCACCCCTTTCATCAACTAGAATTATTGATTGGCTACATCTGCAATTGATGGAGTTAGAATTTTTACTATAGAATTCAGTGACTTGCGACCTAGTGAGAATATCCGAGTGTTTCTCTGCGTGTGTTTTCCTGGTTGTTTTCATTAGAGCTGAAACCCACAGCATTCTACTTTCAAGACCAAGTGACTCTGATGCCCTTAGTGATTCGTCCATTACCGCAGATCTATAAGCAACACCAAGTTCCGTCCTTGATATCGTGGCGGCTCTACTGGCGGCCTTAGCTTGGTCGCCTTCGGTGTCAACCAAGTAACCTTTCAGTTGCTGTGCAGCCCATCGTGGCGACTTGCCTTGAGCGATAGTGTCTCCAAGTATCCGTCGAGTGGTGGTTATCAAGTCATCCGTGAAGCCTTCCATTGAGTTGAACGTGCGCGATGTAACCACAGCAATCCGGCGCTGATACTCAGGCGTAAACTCAATGTCGCTGTATGCGCTGGCGTAGACGGCTGACTGTACAGCCAGTGATGATTGGGCATATGCCGCCCCCTGCTGGTATGCCTCGGCGGTGTAAGCCTGGAACCAGTTGTCGTACTGCTCACCACGCTGCATCATAATCCGCTGGATTATCTCGGCGATAGTCTCGTCGATGCGCCGCAACTGGAGATAGTCTAGCTCGTAGATGTAAACATTCTCGGCATTGAGCAGGTAAGCGCGAAGGCCATTAACCGCAATCTCTCGCGGATGTAGCTGGTCAATGACTCGCTCCTGGACCTCGGCGTTGATAGCTCGCAACCTGCGGCGGAAATCGGCATAGGCTCGCTTCTCGCGGCCTTTCTGCTGGGTTGGGTCTAAGATGTTGGGTGCGGGAAAGCCTGCCATGTTGAATCCTCTCAATTGATGCTTGATTATACCCCACAAAGAAAAGCAAAAAATATTACACAAAGCCATTGACTGCTGCGCCTGTCAGGCTTATATTTATCACATGAGGTTAGGCAACGGAGCCAAGCCAAAAGCAGAGAGTGGAAATCATGAGCAGGCAAAATAACATTGAGCACGTCAGAGACATGATCGACCAAGGTAAAATGACCGTCATGGAAGGTAATGTGCAGTTAATTCTAGACCAGCGATTCAGGCTGATTAAAAACAGCATCCCGCGAGATATTCGAAAGGCCCTAAATGAAGCGGTAAAGAAAGGAATTCTAGGTCACAAAAAGAAGGATGGACACAAGCCGGAGTGCTACTACCACCCAACCTTTGAGTATCTAGCTAACGCAGCTCGCAATGCTGATAAGCTTGGCATTCACCGCGACACATACAGTAAGTGGGAGCGTGGCGTGCAGAAGATGCCAGCCATAGGCGCAACCGCAATCAGATGGCTGGTAAATGGAAAAGTGGATTGACCACCAGCCAGATAACTGTAATAGTATCAGCATACAAACGAGGAGGTAGATATGAGTAAAATCAGAGTTGGACATTCACCGCTAGGAAATAAGATTTTCGCTGGAACTCTCATCAATGGTGGCACTATGTGGTCATCAAGCAAGGCAGATGTGACCATTGATGCCATTGTGGCAGTCTGCAATCATGTTGTTCAGTTTGGTAATGATGTGGTAATTAGCAAGGAAGATGGCACGCCAGAATTCAAGATAAAAGTGGAGCGCATGTAATGAACAGCATTTCTCACCTAACAAAAGCGCAGCTAAAGGCGCTTTATATTGACTTTACTGTTTATCGTGATCGTGATTGCAATGGATGGTCAAGAATTTCTGTTTTTGATTTTTTCTACACCAATAGGGAAAAGTATGAGGCAATCAAGTGAACCGCGAGCGATTCGAAGATCTAGCCAAGCTCAAAGGAATGGACGTAACCCGCGCAAATCGCCGGATTACATTCGTTAACCTTGAGGTGATTGAGGTTGGCGAGTACATGAGCCGCATGACTGAGGCGGCTTGGTGGGGATGGCAAGGGGCAATGAAGGAGGCTGGAAATGATTGATTTGAAAGAATTGCAAGCAGCAATGGATCGATGCGCATTTGATAGTGATGTGCTTGGATTAAGCAAGAGTGAGTGCGCCAGCTTACTTTCAATGTTGCGCGAAGCCGAGAAGGATGCGGCAAGGTATAGATTCATCAGGGATGAGTCAACGGATTATCATATCGGAGAGTTCTTTAGCACGGAAGTAAACGATAGGGATGATTGCATTGATTCGCTTATTGAGCAGCTGAATTTACGCATGAATAGACTTAAAGCAAAAGCAATAATTAAGTGATGGAGAAGGAGAAAGGCGATGAGTGAGAAAATGCGTGAGGAGTTTGAGTCATGGGCAATTTCATGCCATATGTGCACATATTTAGACGGTGTGGAATATAGGCACCAATCAACGGAATTGGCGTGGATGGCATGGCAAGCCTCCCGCGCCGCGCTGGTGGTTGAGTTGCCAAGCGACATCAATGGCGAGTATTACGCTGATGGTTGGAATGCCGCACTGATGTGCGTAGAGGGAATGCTGGAAGAGGCTGGGGTCACCTACAAATGACCACCTCACAAGTCATAATTGAAATCATGTATCTGCGAGCATATCGAGTAATGAAAGGGATTGAGTTATGAGTAAGATTTTCCCGAACTCACGCCAGCGCCGGAAGGATGCCGGTGACATGGAGGCAATCAGGCGGCGTCAGGATGCGCGGAGATTCATCGAGAGGATGAAGGAGCTGGAGTTATTAGTTGCGA